AAATATTCAAATATGGTTGTCGATATAACTGACATGTTCATTAACAGAGTACAAGATGATGAAGAAATCGAAGAAATCATTATTTCACAAATGATGAGAGCGTTTATTATTGAATTACATTTGTTTGGTTATTTGTTTTTACTTTGGAAATTGTTTAAGTATGGGTTTAAAATCTATAAGAAAGATGGTTTATGGGGACTTATAAAATATTACTTTAGTATACAAATGATGACTAGCATATTAGGTATTATGTGCGCTGGTTTACTCTGGAGTATATTGAATTTATTTTACGCGCACCTCACAATCATTGGCTTTTTACTCTACGGTTTGACAGCTATTGCTCAATTGCTTTCTATTTTGTTCGCATTAGGGATGACAGATAATTGTTACACGAAAAATATTTTCAAGTGTCTCTTAGTTATAGTACTCATAGGATTGATTGCACCACATGTTACAGTAAATGCCATGACAAACGGAGCGCAAATTGAGGAGAGAACTAGCCCAATATTCATATTATCGAGTTGTTGTCAGATTATTATAAGTGCATTGTCGTCACTAGTTAGATGGAAAACTGATAATAATCATTTCACAGATGAACATCACATCTTCAGTGATACGAATAAGAAAACAACGGTCGAAAATAAATCAACAAGAACTGCAAATCAGAACAGTGGTTATGAGTATCACAAACACCTGTGCAAAACATGTCATAGGGCTTACCAGCACAAACACAAAGTCGATATCATTTCAGGCATTGCAAAACAACATCATCAATTTAAATTTCAATGTCCTTATTCAGATTGTTATGATTGGTATGGTTTTGGTGGGTATGAGAATACAACGCATGCGTTAGAAATTCCTGACATCAAGCCGTATGATTATTTACGATATGAAGAAAATGGCGTTGAAGTTATTAAACCAGCTGTTGGAAGAGTGAGCAAAAACAGAGACCTTCCAATTAAAGAATGCAATGTCAACCAAAGATGTAAGGATGGTTTGATGCAAATAGCACCAATATTGACAGGCTATGAAAACGCTAATTTTGTTCCTGCCAAATTACACTCATGTTATCATACAAATACATCTGCCATGACGAGAAATATAATAAAAAGGGCGGATTTTGATGAAGAGAGGGCAGCAGATTTTCTTAATTGGTGGAAAACAAGGAGACTACAATTATATCACTGGTATTACGAACTACATAAAGCAAAATGTGAAGTTGAAGAAAAGAATTTTTCAAAGTACACCGTTAAGGAATGGTTATTGAGCAAAGAACCAGCACAGCGACAAGAGTATCAAGAAGCCTATGAACAAATTTTAGCCGGACAGTTGCCGCACATATCAAAGATCACCTCCTGTAGCGCACACGTTAAAGTTGATGAGAAATGCGAAAAAATTGAAAAGACTAGAAACATAACAGCCCAAAATGCAATAGCCAAAGTTTTGATGGGTGTTATTGTGACGTTTGTTTCTGACGCACACAAAAGATTTGACCAATCATATGGTAGTGGAATGAACTGGG